AAATGAGTAAGGAATTGACCGAAAATAAAAAAAAGAAAACTAGAAAAAAAAAGACATCAGAAAAAGAAGAGAAAGAAAAAAGTAAAAAGAAAAAACGTGAGAAGAAACCAATTAAAGCTCAAAATTTACTGGAAGAAAAGAATAAATTAGAAAGAACATTTACTCTTGCAGTTCCGGGTATTCCTGTTTTAAGAGCCGGAGATTTAGTAAAAATTAAAAAAAATGTAACTGGAATAACAGGAGTATTTGAGATAAAAAGTGTGAATCATAATTTTTCTCAAAAATATTCACTTGCCGGGATAAATATTTATTTTATGAGCTTGACTCTAGAATTTGTGGAGGAAATAAAAGATGAATGATAAAGTAATGGAGAATGATGAAGCAAAACATGAAGAGCCTAATAAAGTATATGACAGTCTAGCGAAAACTCTAAAAGAAAAATTTGCCAATCCTGACTGGAATGGACCTTTTTTAGGAACTGTTGTAAGTGCTCCACCTGATTTAAAAGTCCAAATTGATGAAAAAATTATTCTAAATAAAGATAAAATTATAGTTGCCTGGGAAAAAGTAAAAGGATATACTAGACAATTTAAAGAGAATGGCAATATTAAAATTGAAATTGAAGAAATAGAAATAAGTGATGGAACAAACAAAGACAGCGGAGGAAATATTCACAATAAAATTTCTGCTAACGGGAAACTTAAAGGAACATATGAAGCAGATGGTAGCAATGAATGGACTGATGAACTTAAAGAAGGGGACAAAGTTATATTGAATGAATTTAAAAATCAAAAAAAATTTTATTTAGTTGATAAAGCTTATCAATATTAGAAAAATATGATATAATATTTTTATATAAAGAGACCAAGAGTCCAGTTTCGTGAAAACGAACTGGACTTTTTTATTTATTGTCAGTCATGACTGATAATAGAATGAAAGGAAATAAAATGAGCTTACCTAATTCTATGTTAAGCAATATGGAAACATATAAAAGTAATGAAATAAGTAAGTCCGAGGATAATAATCTTCGATTTGATTTAAAATGGAATTTTAAAAAAAATGATTTTGATTATGACGAAAAGGGCTCTCCAATACTTTTAAAAACAAAAAAAGAAATAGTAAAGCAATGGATTTTAAAATGCCTTATTGTTACTAAAAATGCTTGGCGAATTTATTATAAAGACATTAAAAATTTCGGTGTTGGAATACACAAGTATCGAGGAAGAAATCCTCAACTTGAAGAATTTATTATCTCTGAATTTAAAAGAGAAATAATCGAAGCTTTAAGAGAGCATAAATATATAAAAAATATTGAAAATTATTTTTCCATATTTGAATCAGATAAATTAGAATTTGAATTTGATGTTGTGCTAAATTCAGCAGAAAATGAAAAAATCAAAATAGATGAGGTGTTTGAATTTGGTAACTAGAGAAGAAATAGAAGATAATCAAAATGAAATAAACGAATTAACAGATGATATTTTTTCAAGAGAACACATGCGGTCATTTGAGAATTCCGTTGGAAGTTTTCCTCGGGAAATTGTCCGTGCATTTGTAACAGAGCTATTAGTGCAAGAAGATTTATATGATGAACTATCTGACAAATATAATGCAACCACAGCCACAGGCTCAGATTTAGATAAAATATGTGAAGAAGATTACATTTTTAGATTAGCTGCTACTGAAGCAACAGGAACAGTAAAAATTTATGGAATACCAGGCACAATCATCCAAAAAGGATACCAGGTAACTAGTAAAAACAATATTTACAATATAGAAGAAACAAAAGAAATACCCGCAAATGGAACTATAGGAACAACCACAGTCAGAATAAAATGCACAGAAGCAGGGAACGTTGGAAATGTTGCTATTAACGAAATAAATTCTTTTGCTGCTTCTTACAGAGGATTAGAAAAAGTTGAAAATACAGAAATCATTGAAAATGGGAAAGATGAAGAAACAGATGAAGAGTTAAGGGAAAGGCGAAAAAAAATTTTATCTAAATTTTCGGCAAATTATAATGCAGCAATGTTAGAAAAAATGATACTTGAAAATTTTAGTGGACTAAAAAAAGTAAAAATAGTACCACGATTTAATGGTAAAGGTACTGTAAAAATAGTTGTTATCGGGAAAAGTAACAACGTTATTGAAACTAATGAATTAAATAGAATAAAAACATTTTTAGATAATGAAATAATTACAGATGCAGAATTTACTGTTAATTCTGTACAAGATAAACAAATTACAGTAACACTAGAAGCAATTTTAAACAGAGAATATGATGAACAAAATGCAATTGAACTTACTAAAAGTACATTAAATCAAGTCTTTCTAAATAAATTGTTTGAAGAAAATAGAATTTATTACGCAGAAATTATTGAAAAACTGCTTACAGTAAAAGCATTTAAGAAAATTTCTAATATTGATATAAATAATACAAAAGAAGATATTATATTAACAGATGAAGATCTTGTAAGTATTTCAAATGTTAATATAAAAACTTTGGATTAGGAGGAAAAATGAGCGGATTTACTTTATCTGCCAAGGCACAAATTTTAAATAATATGCTAGCAAACAAAACATTCTACGCAGGATTATTAACAAGTTTTTCTACATTGCCTTCCGGAGCAGAAAATGCAGTTGAACTTGTTGCTGCTTCTTATAGCAGAAGGGCTATAAATTTTCTTACCACTACATCAAATGAAACCAGTAATGTTGCTTCTGTTAAATTTCCAGAGGCAAGGGAAGACTGGGGGAAAATAATTGGAATTGCAATATATGACTCTATAACTGGAGGGAATCTTATAAACTATGCTCTTTTTGATGCTAGAGATGAAGTGATAATACACGCATTAATGCAGTATGAAATAGCAAAAAATTTTTATGTTATAGGACTTAGAAATTAATGGCTAAAAATGTGCATCAGAAATCCGGAAATTATATTAAAGAAAATTTTACAGTTTCTGAATTACAAAATTTTTATATAAGAGATTTTGTAAATGATGGCCGTACTCAAGATTACAGTTTAATCAAAATTAACGCTAAACAGATGAATTTTGTTAAGCATGTTAATAAATTGAGAGAAGTAAAAGTAAAAGATCTGTTGCAATTTCGAGTAAAAGATTTTGCTTTTTATAACATAGATGAAGACTATGTTAAATTTACTCAGAAGATTCAAGAAAAAACATTTCCTTTGCTTTTATCTTTAGATAAAGATTACGCACTGATTTTATATAATATTGCAAGGAATGATTATTATAACAGCATGTTAACGTCCTTACCTGGAATTTTTCAATCAGCTAAATTAATACAATCCATTTTTCATTTTGCTGATGAAGAATTAAAAAAATTAGAGTTTTCAATAGATTCTGCTGTAAAAAATAGAAGATTTTTAACAGCCAGATCAGAAAAATTGGAAAAATTTGAAGAGGATTATGCATTAATTTCAAGCAAAAATTTATCTACAATCTTTAGACTAAATAGAATTATTTCGAAAAGAATGCTAAGAGTTTCAGCGAAATTAAATGATATAAAAGAAACTATGAAATTATATTTTATCTACAATGAAAATACGACTATCACAAATGATAAGAAAAATTTTCAATATATTGTTGATTTTCACTCAGAAAGAGTTGATAAAGAATATCTAAATTACTGGTTGGACCTGATTTATGAAGTAATTCCTGCTTGGTATGAAATTAAAATTATATATTAATTTTATTGTCAGTCATGACTGATAATAAAATGGAAAGGTATGAAGTGAAAAAAGCTATTAAAGATTTAGTAAAAAACATAAACGAAACTACTCATATTCCAATTGTTACAGAAGATGATATTTTTGAGTTATTTCAGCTCGATTCTATTGCTGATTTAAGAAAAGTTTCTCGAAACTTTCTAAAATTATCTAAAATTTTAGATTATTTTTCTACAATAACAGAAATAGCTACATCAGAAAAAGAAGGAGTTGTTAAATTTGGAATAGAAAACGGAAATGCAGTTGATGTAAAAGACTGGATTAAAGGAATAGGCGGAGTTATCGGCGGATACGTCTCTAAAGTAAGTAATAAAGAGGCTGGAAAATGGTATTTGAATGATTTAACAGATGGAAAAATCTATAAATGTATACAAAATCATACAAGTACAAGTTTTGATACAACAAAATATTTAGATATTTCCAATTATGGACTTTCGGACAAATTGGAAAATTTATTCAAAGTTGAAGTTTTGTCAATGAATCAACTTTTAGGGTATCTTTCTGCACAAAATATAACAGAATGGGCAGTAACGTTACCAAGTCATATTAAAATGAACAAAATAATATCAGTTACGAACCACAACCTCGGCAGTTGGATAGAGTATAATTGTTTAGATATTCAATCAAATCGAATATTAGTAGGATGCCAAGGCAATTTATCAGCTATTCCTGCAGCTAATATAAAAATTACAGTTGCTTACTTTACCTAAAATACAAACATAACATAGATGTGCCTTCCATCTATGCTCGAGGTGTTTTTAGCAATCGAATATTGCAAAAATCCGTTTCTTGACACTCCTAAATTAACAACTATTTCACTGCTTGAGTACTGAGAAGCATTGTTTAAGTCGACTAATTGAGTGTTACCAGTATACACATTGTAAAAAACTTTGCAGGGTCTAGTCGGAAATTTTATTGTTGTCTCAAAAACTTTTCCGACCGGGATATTGTTTCGTAAACTAATTTGATGAGTTTCGAATAAATTTTCCAATTTACTCACATAAGCTATACTTAAAAATAAAAGTATAGGAGTGATGCAAATGGAAAATAACAAGAATTGGAGAATTTACGAGGAATATCTGAATAGCTGTATAGCAAGAAATGAAGCAACAAAAAATACAACTTATAAGATTTACTCAAATAATATGAAACAATTTATTGATTATATTAAAAAATATGAAAATAATTGTTATTTGCTCAGTAAAGATACTATGAAAGTTATTGTAAGCATTTTAGAAAGATACATCCGTTACTGTAGAGAAATTAAAAAAAATAACGCTCAGACTGTCAACAATAAATTGACAGCTATATCCAGCTTTTTTATCTGGAGTGTAAAAAGAGAATTAATTAATACTCATCCTTTCCGGGAAAAGTTAGATCGATTAAAAGTAACAGATATAGAAAAAAGACGAAATAATTATTATTTGAGTTATACAGATATTTTAACAGTATCTTTAAAACTGGAAATGATTAATAAATTTGATTTACAAGATAGACTAATATGGGAACTATTATTAGATAGTGGATGCAGAATATCTGCATTACAAAGCATAAAAATATCTCAACTTGATTTAGAAAACGGAGTGATAAAAAATGTAAAAGAAAAGGAAAATAAACTTGTAGATTTAATATTTTTTGAAACAACGAAAAATATTCTAGAACAATTAATTAAATACCGGGAAAAAAATAAAATATCTTCAGAGTATTTATTAGTGACAAAATATAGAAAGACATTTAACCAAATGTCAAAAAGTACAATCCGGGACAGAGTAAAAAAAATGGGAAAATTACTGGAAATTGAAAATTTATATCCTCACACTTTAAGAAAAACAAGCATTAACTTGCTTGCAAATATTGGAAACATAGATATAGCTTCTGAATTTGCCAATCATAATGGCGTGGATGTCACTAAAAAGCACTATATAAAAAAATTATCAGGAAAAGAAAAAAGAGAGAAAATTCTTGCTATCAGGAAAGGATTTTTAAAATAAGAAAGGATTGATAATATGGAACAAAAAATTTTTCTATATGATTCAAATGGGAATTTGCTAGGTGTCTATCTAGCTCCTTCAAAAGAAGATTTTTTAACAGATATTTTGAAATATTGCTCAGAATATGAAGAAGGCGTTAATTATTGGACTTTTGAAGAAATAAAATATCCTATTGTGAGAAATGGGAAAATAGAAGAAAAAACATTGGAAGAGCTTATAAAAGAAGGCATTATTATTCTTCAAGATGGAGAATATTTAGAAAATAATGAAATTAAGAAAATTGAAAGACCAAACAGCTATTCAATCTGGGATAAGGATTCTAGTACTTGGGCAGAAGACAAGGCAGAAAAATTGAAATATTTAAAAGAACTGAGATATCAGAAACAGCAAGAGTATATTAAATATAAGAAGGAGTTAGAAGAAAAAGAAGAGGAGAAATCAGAATTTGAAACTCTTGGATTTGACATAACAGAAACTGAAGAAAGAATTACTGAGATAAAATCAGAAATGGATCTTCTGAAAACAGAAATTGCAAAATTGACAAAAGACATAAAGAAAGTTGAAAAGGAAGTGGTTTAAAATGGATAGATTCAAAAAATTTTTAGATTATATTTTCGAAGTTGAAGGAGGTTATACTAATGACGAGAATGATAGAGGTGGAGCAACAAACTTCGGGATAACACATTATGATGCTAAAAAGTATCTTGGTTATACTGGAGATATGCGAGATTTTAAAAAGTCAGATGCAGAAAAAATATATGAAAAAGTATACTATCGTGGAAATCATATTGACAAAATAACAGATGATAGAGTGGCTTTATCAATATTTGACTGGGCTGTTAATTCAGGAGGAAAAGGAATTAAAAAAGCTCAGATTGTAGCAAATAAATTTGGAGCTAATCTGATTATAGATGGAATAATAGGAAACAAAACACTAGAAGCAATAAATGCAATAGATCCTGAAGCATTTTTAAAGGAATATCATGAAATGCAGAGAACTTTTTATAAAAATCTTGCAGCAAAAGATCCTTCACAGGAAGGATTTTTAAAAGGTTGGTTAAACAGAGTAAATACAAAAGAAAAATTTATTGAAAAGGAGCTGGTATAAAATGAGAAAAGTGATATTAAATATAGGACATGGAGGGGTTAGAAAGGATCCAGGGGCATGTGGGAACGGATTTGAGGAGCATGAGTGGAATAAGGACTTTGTAAATAACTATATTGTTCCAGAATGCAATGAGCAGGGCTTGGATTACGCTATAGTTTATCAGGACTATTATACTGGGTTACCTGGTAAAATTAATGATTTGGCAAATAAAGGCGATGTAACATTGTCGTTTCACTTGAATGCGGCAGATGAAACAGGACATGGCTCTGAAATGTTATACTGGCATACTTCTGAAAAGAGTAAAGAATTAGCGGAATTCATGCAAGAGGCAAATATTGAAGCGACGCACTTAAGAAATAGAGGAATAAAGCCACGTGTCAAAGGAGATAGGGGCTGGGCGTTGCTTTATAAAACAACAACTCCATGTATTATTGTAGAAAGTGGTTTTGTAACAAACAAAAATGATATGGAAGTGTTAGAAGCAACAAAAAAAGAACTGGCAAAATATTATGTGTCAGCAGTAAAAAATTATTTTAAAGGAGAGATGTAAAATGAATATACTGACAAATGTATTAAATCAATTTGGAGTAAATTTAACAAATTTAGTAGCAGTAGCAGTAGCTGGACTGATAGCAAGAGGATTATCTTTAATTGTAATTAATGGACATAAGTATTTTCTCAAAAGAAAAATATCTAAATATATACTTAAGTTTATTCCGCAGGGAATAGCTTATGGAGACATGCTTAAAGGCATCAAGCCAAATCATGAGAGATTAGTTCAAGCTGTTCTAACTGTTCAAAATAAAGTTTTAAAAATGTTCCCCGAAAAACAAAGAGTCGCAATAGATAAATTGATAGATGAAAATGCTATTGCTAGAGAGATTGAAAGAAAGCTAAATGAGGACAAGCAGGAGGGTTTAGCAAAAGCTCCAGCAATGGAAGAATAAAAGCAAAACTGGAGCAAAAAAAAGAAGAAATAATAGATAAAACAACTGATAAAGTAGTAAATAAAACAATAGAAAAAGTAGTAGAGAATAGAAAATTCTCTATTACTGATACTAATAGAAGTAATTTTAATATAATTGATTACAAAAGAGATTATAGCCGTAGTAATATATATGCCGACATTAATTATAAAGATAATTTTCGAGGTAACAGAGAATTGATTGCACGGGCAGGGTTTATTTATTACTTAAACAAATAACTTCAGGAGGCAATTAATGTTACATGACTTACAGGAAATAATTAATAATCACGGACTTTTTATTATATTGTTCTTTAGCGGTGTACTCTTTGGTGTAGTTTCTCAAAGAATAGTTGATAACAAACCAGTAAAACCAATTTTTAAGAGAGTTGCAATTGCTGGGATGACAATGTCAATTGCTCTTTCATTTAATAAAATAATTGGACATTTTGAAACTAAATTTCTTTATCCATTAAGTCCTCTTTTGGGATTTTTTGGTGAAGCAATAGTAGAAACTATAAATCAAAAAAGATACGGTATTAGCACTGGTTTTCTTGAACTTTTACTTGAAAAGTTTGGGTTTGTCAAAAAGCGAGGCGATAAAAATGAAAATATATCACAGAAGCCGTAAATTTCTTCTAGTAATGTTAGGACTTATTTTTTTAAATTCTGTCCTGACTTTAAAATTAAGAGGTTATCAAAGAAAACAGAATTTAACAGTAATAAGAACAGAATTAAGGAATCAATACCCTGAGCAGCTTTTTAATTATATAGAGGAAAAATCTAAAAGAGAAGATTTGTGGCTTTTAATTGCAACTAATGCAGTAGTATTAGTTCTAATTGTAGGATTTGATCGTTTTGGAGTATTTGAAGAAACAGATGACACTATAAAAGCTAATAAAGAAAAGATAAAAAAAGGAATAAGAATTTTCATATAGGACAGTCAGTAATGGCTGCCCTTTTTTCATTGCAAAAATTTTCTTATTTTTTTATAAAAAGATGTTGGCAAAATATAAAAAATAAAGTATTTTTCTAAAGTAGATGTCCAATAAAATGGTCATTTTTTATTTCAAAAACTATTGACATTTGATAAAAATTAGGGTAAATTATAATAAAGGAGGTGAAAGAAAATTATGGAAACGAGAGGTGCAAAAAAAGGGAGACCAAAACCCGAAGGTAGCGGAAGAAAGAAAGCAGATCCTGAGCTTAAAATCATAAGCAAGTCTGTGTCCTTACAAAAACAGCTGTGGGACAGACTTGAAGAAAATGCAAAAACAAACGGAACTACAAAAAATAAGATAATATCTAACCTTGTAGAAATTTATCTTAAAAAATAAATATTTTTTATCAAAAACTATTGACAATAGATAAAATGTATAGTATAATAATATCAAGATAGAGGAAGGAAGAAAAAGACCTCTTGAAAAAAAATAAAAAATAGGAGTGGTAAAAATGAAAGTGTTAATTAAAGAAAACGGAGAAGAAAGAGTAATAAAAGAAGGAAATTTGGCAGAAATAAAAGAACATATAATAAATGAACTTGACAACTTGCTAGATTGGTTAGATGAAACTGAAAATAATTGGGACAATTTTGCAGAATTAAAAAATAACATAAAAGAAGAAATAGAAAATGCAGACAGCGTTGAGGATTTAGAACAAGCATTTGATAAGATTAACGCAGAAATGTCATGGTGGGGAGTTTACTTTGAATAATTAAAATATAGAGCCTTAATTGGCTCTTTTTGTTTTATATTAAGTTTAATTTATAAAAAAATTGAAAAAATAGCTTGGTTTTTTCAAAAAGTATGGTATAATATTAATGTGAAAGGAGGTATATTTTGATAAATGGGTGTATAATAGACAAAAAAATAAGCCTTGCTGGCTAGAGCAAGACTTAAGTTCTTACTAAAAGTTCGAAAATTGTTATAATCTTCGTATATAGATTATAACAGAAGCTTATAAAAAAAACAAGAAGTGGAGTGATCTATATGGAAAAAATAACAAAAGAAGATTTTGTTGAAGTAAAAGAAAATACATTTTCAAAAGCAATAAAACAAGTTGTTGAAATACTTAAAATTAAAAGTAAAATACAGAATTTCAGATTTTTAGCTCATAAAAATTATTTAGTTGTAGTTTCAGCAGAATTTAGAATGAATTTTGTATTTGATAAATATGATGGAAAGTATTATGTAAAAGAACTTAGTTAGTTTTTGAGACTATAGGAGAAAAAATGGTTGAAGAGCATAAGAAAAAAGGTGGAAAAAGAGAAGGAGCTGGAAGAAAGCAGTTAAGTGATAAAGAAAAAAGAATTAAAACTTTTACTATAACACTTACAGAAAAAGAAAGACAATATGCTGTTGAAAAGATTGAAAAATATAAGAAATCAAAAAGATTGAAATCTAGAGCAGAAGCTTTTCTAAAATTAATGGAAGAGTTGTAAAATCTTATTTACTTTTATTATAATTATTAATATTATTAAGCAAGGAAAAACTTAATAATATTAGGAATTAGAAAGAAATAATTACGAAGAATTTGGAGATAACTGCGAAAGATTTAGAAAAAACTGCGAAAGATTTAGAATTTAACTGCGAAGAATTTGGAAAGTGCGAAAAATTCGGAAGAATTAGCGGAAGTACTGCAAACATTAGATTAAAATCTTAAGAGAATTAGAACTGCGAAGAATTTGGAAAAACTACGAAGAATTTGGAGCTTTGAAAAATAAGAGCTTAAATTCTAGTAATAAAACTGCGAAGAATTCGGAAATATAGAAAAAGCTGAAATTACGAAGAATTTGGAAAATTAATTGCGAAGAATTTGGAGAGTTGAGAAATACTGCTTTAAATTGAAGCAACTAAAGTACGAAAGATTCGGAGTAAGAAAAATGGAGAAAAGTGATGAAAAATAGAAAAGAAATAGTAACTTATCAAAATGAATTTGTAGATAAATTTGTGCTGGATTATAAGCAGAAAGAGTTAGATTTATTTTTTGCAATTATATTTCAGATGCAAAGAAATTCAAAAATAATAGAATTTCAAAAAGAAGATATAAAAAAATCAATAAAAACGAGCAATCTTACATCTGAAGATTTTACTAACTTGATAAAAAGTTTATCAAGACAATCAATCAGATATAAGACGATGGAACAAATAATTGATGAAGAAACAGGGAAAATTCTGGCCAATCCAGGAGCATTTGTTACAATCAATTTCTTTGATATGCTAATCGAAGAAGATGAGAAAGTAACAATAAAAATAAAAAAAGAATTTCAAAAGTATTTCTTTGAAATTCAAGAAAATTTGGGATTTTCAAAGCACGAGCTCCAGGATTTAATAAAACTATCTTCGAGATATGAAAAATTACTTTTCATTCTACTGAACAGATGGAAAACATTTAATAGAGTATTTTCAACAGATTTTGAAGAATTTAAAATTAAAATGAATATTCCAAAAAGTTATAAAAATAACGACGTTAAACGTATGATTGAGAAATCTAAAACAAACATAGAAAAAAATACAAAAATAAAATTTGAATTTGAATTTATAAAAAAAGGAAGAAAAGTAGAGAAGATAAATTTCTATATTTCAAATGCTTTAAGAGAGATGCTCATAAAAGCAAAAGACGAGAATACGAAAGAAATTGAAAGAAGAGTCTTGTTAGCAGGATTAAGAGCAAATGACATTGATGTAGAAAATCTTGAATCAATAGATATTGATGAATTTTAAGGAGAAAATATGAAAAAAATAGCAATTGCAAATAATAAAGGTGGAGTAGGAAAAACAACTACAGTATTTAACTTGGCTCACTATTATGCTAGAAAAGGAATGAGAACACTGGCGATTGATACAGATCCGCAATTAAACTTGACAATAAACTGCGGGGTGAATATTGAAAATTTACATGCAACACTAGGTGATTATTTGCTTGAAAGAGTTAATTCTTTTGAGCCTGAAGAAATAGAAGAAAATTTACATTTAGTCAGTGCTGGTGCAAATGCTGAAAAAGATATGAGCGATTTAAAAAATCAGGGACTATATTATTATCAATTACTCAATGATTTTTTAGATTATGTGTCAGGATATTATGACATTGTTGTTATTGACACTGCTCCAGCATTTAATGCATACACGACTTCGGCAATTTATGCATCAAGCGTTTACCCGGTATTAATACCAGGGATGAATGAGTTAATAGGATTAAATGCAACTATTGACTTTACTAGGGGATTAGGAAAAGAAATATCCGGGATTATTTTAATAAAAAAAGAAAAGACCGCTTTATCAGATCAAGTTCAAAAACAATTAGAAGATGAATTTGAAGGAATACTTTTAAACAAAATAATTAGGAAAAATGTGGCACTTGCAGAAAGTATAATAACACACCAATCGATATTTGATTATGCATCGTCTTCAAATGGAGCAAAAGACTACAGCAAGCTTGCAGAAGAAATACTGGCGAGAGAGGGGATATAATGCCAAAGAAATTTAATCTAGGTATAAATAACAGCAATAGCAAAAAAGTTCCGACAGTGGCTAAAATAGAAAGTATTTTTAATATAAATTATGAAGAATTAGAAGTTTCTGGAGAAGAAAAAGAAATGTTGATAAAGTATGAAAATGATATAAATTTTCATAGGGAAAAAACGATGGAGCATATTTTTAAGTTCTCAAAAGCAATATATGAAGCAAATCAAATTTTTGCAAAAAATAGAAATGGAACTTTTGGGAAATGGATTGAAAAAATTGGAATTGACAGAGATTCTGCTAATGTAGCAATAAGAAGATATAATTTATATTTAGAAGCTGAAGTAAAGGGAATAGAAGAGCCTAAAAAAGTCCTATCTTTGCCTAATAGAACTGTAAAAGCACTGACTGGCCAAAAAAAAGAGTTTGAAGAAGCGGAGATAGTAGAAGTAATTACTGCAGAAAATCCAGGAGCAAAATTAAAAGAAATAGAAGAAAAGAAAGAAGCTGTAAAGCTATCAGATACTGAAGAAAAAAAGGCCTTTCTGATGAAAGAGAAAATCAGGAAACAGCATCTTATAAAAAAACTTCAGGATGAGATAAAGGAAATAGAAGTAGAAATAGAAAAAATAGGTAAATAAAAAAGGCATAATGCCTTTTTTTATTTATGCCAGTCATTAGGAAAGTCCATTAATTTTAAAATGTCGTTTATTGGAAGAGGATTATTTCGATTTCCTTTTGTTTCCCAGTTAGTATTTAAATCTTTTTCTAAATTTATTATTAATACTTTCAAGTCTTCAGTTAATTTTTCATACTCTTTTTTTGGTAGAAAAAATTTCAGACCTTCATATATAGAAAATAACTTTTTATTGTTACTTGTTATTCCAGATGTATTTGATAAATTTAAAGATTCTTTAACTGTATAATTATAAAATCGTTCATTATGTCCTGCAGCATTTCTAAATCTTGAACAAGTTTTCAAAAATGAACCTATAAAAAGTCCATCTATTGTTAAATAAGTTCCATATTCAATTTTAAAGAGATCTTGGCAACAAATAACAATTTTGCTTTTTACGTCATTAAATAAAACAGAAAAAAGTTTACTTAGTTCTCCAAAAGTAAGAAAATGTATAACAATCCAAAAAGGGATATTATCCTTTTTTGTACGATTATAATGAGAAATAATAGGTAGTTTATTGTTATTTTTTATATTTTGAAGAGCAGTAATTATATCTGTGATTGTCTGTTTTGTTTTCTTTCTTTTAAAATAATTATTTTCATCTAAATAAGTTTCAAGATTATTTATACCATAATGTTCAGAAAAATGGTAGGCAATCATTGTTTTAAAAAATCTTTCAATTTGAGTAAGATAATTAAAAAATAAAGTTCTTAAGTTTCTATCAAACTCATATAGAGATTTTAAATCATTAAAATGAGTCCCATCACGATAGATTTCTCGTCTTCTAAATATTAAAAAAGGGTCTTTATAAAAATTTACAATAGAGTAATAATTATTTCTCATCAAGTAATAAATAGTATCTTCGTCAGTTTTCATACGAGTATCTAATATTTCAACCTGTTCTAAAAAGGTTTTAAAAGGTTTATCCAAAATCATTTCTCCTTAAAAAAACTCCCATATCACTATGGGAGCCGTCTTTGGGTCTATACCTGCGTCCTAAGACTTGTATAGAGCATTCCGTTTACATAGTAAGTATACTTTATTATGTGATAATTGTCAACTATTTTTTATCTTTTTCATTTATAATACGTGAAATCATAGGTTGATTTGTATTAAAAATTTTAGATAATTCAACTTGAGTGAAATCACCAGTCTTATAATAGTAATAGACTTTTTCTCTATCAATTTCAGAAAGTCTTCCATCATCATAATTTTTTGTTGTTTCTATAAAAGATTCCATTTCTTTTTTAGCAGCTGTAACCTTTTTTAATGCATTCATTGTATTTGTAATATCTTCAAGAGTAACTTCTTCATTTTTAGCTTTTTCAAATAGTTCATCCTGCATATGTCTGTAATTATTTTCTAAAGTCTTTAAGGAACTGCCTATAATTTTCCCTTTTCTTACAGAATCTTTTACAGTTTCTTGTTTAGAAGCCTTTACTTCTCTTTCTGTCATTTCTGTTTGAGATTTATTCATAAATATTTTTCTCCTTTCCTTTTTTGTATATTATGAATATTCATTTTATACAAAGGATAATATCATGTTTTTATTAATATGTCAAATAAAAAAATCTGTATACAAAATCTTATACAGATTGATATAAAAATATTAAGAAAATAAAATCTTATTTTTTCTTTTTAAGAGCAAATAATTTTATTCAAAAGAGAAAAAAATTGAAAAAATAAATTTATAAGGTATACTGTAATGAAGGAGATGATGAAATTGTCTAATGTTTTTGAAAAAGAAGAAAAATTAATAGGAGGAGTAATTAAATATCACAATTTAGAGGATTGGTGGTTCAAAGAACTAACAGATGAAGAAAGAAATGTCTTGTTAGATATAGTCGGAAATGGGCTCATAGAAGGGGAGGTAAGCCGTGATAAATATGATTTTCCTGCTCTTTTTTTAGGAAATTATGTAAGTAATGTTATGAGTAGAGGATTCTTATCATTTGGGAAAAAAATGATAAGAAAAACATATGAAATATGGGATAGGAGAATAGATTTAGAAGATATGCATTTTTTATTAACTGTTTGGATAAGAGATTTATACAGATTTAAAGAAGATATAGAAATTTATAATTATTTAATAAGATGGTGCAGAGCTTCAGTTATAATATCTGATTCAGTAGCTCGTTTAATGTTAAATAGAGATAGAGCTTATGAAAGACTGATTTCAAATATTAATTATGAAAGTCATGGGGATAGCTTTATAAAACGTGCTCTTGAAATGCACAAAGAGACCTTAGAGAGAATGAAAGAACGAGAGCTATTTTCGCATATAGGTTTTCAAAAATTTGCTGAATTACATGCAGAAAGAGGAAATTATGATGAAGCAATAAAAATATTAGAAGAAGCAGAAAGGCAAGGGTGGAATGGAAATTGGAGGTTAATGATAGAAAAAATTGAAAAAGAAAAGAAAGAAAAATTTTAAAAAGAGCATCTAAAAAATGCTCTTTTTTAAGTATATATGAGTGTTCTAACTCCAAATTAAATATTTATTGCTCCGACAAATTTTCCCCATATTTTGAAATCATCTTCCTGAGGTTTAACGACAATCGGCAAATAAACATGATTGTCGCTTTGCAGGACAACTTCACTTTTTGTTCTATAGAACCTTTTTACAAAATAATCTCCATTCAGAAAAAAGATTCCTATGTTGCCATCCTTTAAGTCTTCATTTTTAGTCGGATCAAAAATAACAATTCCTCCGTCGTTGAGAGTAGGCTCCATACTGTCACCGTGAATAAATGCAGCACGAAGATTTTTATATTTTAATGGCAATTTTATATATGATTCCGGAATTTCATCTATAATGCTCCCAGCTCCTGCGGCAACCGATGAAAATAACGGAATTTCTGCGTAATCGTTTCGTATATCATCAAATATTTCAGCAATATTCTTTTCTATTGCTTCCTTTTCATGGTAATCATCTAGATCTTCTTTGTCTATGTAACCAATCATTTCATAAAATTTTAATACATTAATTTTATATATATTTGAAAGTGCAATTAAGTGAAAAGGATTAATTTTTTTTCTACCAGCATTTTCTATACGATTTAAATCAGCAATATTAATATTTGTTTTACTTTGAAGAAATTCTAACGTATATCCATTTTCAAATCGTAATTTTTTTAAATAATTTCCAAATTCGATTAACTTATCGTCATCAATTTCATTTTTCATAAGAGACCTCCGCAATAATTATAATATTTTTCCTTTTTATTTTTGGTAAAATATATAAAATATATTTTGAGTTTTAGCAAAATAAAGGTATAATAATTTTGACAGAAGATGGAATTTCTTTTTTCTTCATTAAAACTCCTTTTAGATATGCTGGCAGTCTAGCCGCTGTCAGTATATCTTAAAACAAAAAGTACCGCCTTTTAAAGAGTATTTTAAATAAAAACTTAAAATATTGTTTTGAAGGCGAGCTCTAAAAAGGGGAGAATGGCCTGCAATAATAAATATAAGCGTGCCCTTTGGATCGGTTATGATTCTATATCGTTTGCTTATTCACACGGAATAAGACATCCTTTCGTAGATTTAGGCATGTCTGCTTATGCTCACCAAACCATAAGCAGATATGTCTAAGTCATATGATGGTATAAACAGACTTGCTAAAAATAATATTACCAAAATTACTACTGATACCGAGTTTAAGGTATGTAAGTGGTTACTTAAAAAATTAAAATTTATTGTCAAAAAATGGCCTTCATATTTTGATTTTAAGGGCATTTATGGCATGTAAGCATATAAAGTATAGACTAAAAATAGCCAATTTTATAATGCTTTGTGTGGAAAAACTGAATAAAGTCCAGAGCATCGTCTACCGTATGAAATTTTAGATAAATTTCATTCAGGCCAGGAGACTATAATTCCTGAAGTGTAGCATTAGAAAATCAGATGTGGCTGGCATCAGTAAAAAAACAAGTGGTGGAATTCAGCTGCCGGCACAGAAATGTGTCGGGGAGATTAGAACAGGTATTTGACTACGGTTAAATCATTCAGTGGGCGAATTGCTGAATTAATGTTCTAAAATAGGCGACGAGTCGACGGCTAAACCGATAGTCAAATTTTTTCTCTTATTATTTGCAGATTTAAAAAAAATTTCTGTAAATAGTAGGAGAACACAGCTCGGATGTCTCTGAACTCCCCTCAAGTCAAAAATTTTGCACAGAAAAAGTCAAGAAAATTTTTAGACTAGAAGAAATAACAAAAAGTAAACCACTAAAAGGTTACTTAATAAAGAAGAAATTAAATAAAAATTTAAGTGTATATGAGCCTAACTCCGATAAAAAATAATAAAATAACGGAGGTTAGAATGGTATTGCAGAGACAAGGTAATAAAAAAGCATTGTTTAAAAAAATAGAAAAATATATACCCAAACATGAAATTTATATAGAACCGTTTTTTGGAGCAGGCGGAATTTTCTTTCTGAAGGAGAAAGCCAGGTATAATTTTCTAAATGATTTGGACAACGAAGTTTTTAATTTGTTCCAGGTAATTAAAAATAAGCCTGTACAGTTTAAAAATTTGCTTCAGATGGTTCCAAAGCACAAAAAGCAGTTTGAATACTGGAAAAAAAATCCGGAAAGAATAGATATATGGCAGGCTGTCAGATTTATATATCTTTCAAATTTCTCTTTCATGAGTTCAGGAAGCACATTGAAAATGGGAACATCAAATCCAAAATTTCTGACATTGAGCAGAATAAAAGCAACATTTGATGCACTGATGGACACTACATTTGATAACTCACCATATGAGAAATTTTTCAAAAATATTGCAATAAAGCAAAAACAGGGGAAAAACAGGATATTCATATACTGTGATCCTCCATATGTAGGAACTTCACAAGTGTATAATGCTCCAAAGTGGACACTGAAAGATTTTGAAACTCTGATAAAATTTCTAATCGGATATGGTGAGAAATTCATGGTTTCAGAATTCAATTCTTCTGAAGTGTTAAAAGTGGCCACGGATAACAATCTGAATGTTATAGAGATTGGAGAGAGACGAAACCTAGGCAACAGGAGAACTGAAATAATAATAACAAACTATTAATGAGAGGGAGAAAAATGGAATTAAAAGATTTTAACGAGATTGTATCAGGATATGATTTTGAGAAAGTAGAAATAGAAAAAGGAATTTTAAAAATTACAGTTGCTGAAAATAAACAGCTTATGATTGATACGAAAACAAGTAAAATTCTTTTATTTCCTTCCATTTCATTGAATTTAGCTTTAGAAGAAATCACTAAAATAAAACAGCTGATAAAAGAAATGAGGTGGAACCTTGTCATTGAATGATATGCAGCAGGAATTCGAAGAATATCTAAAAGGAAAATATTACTCAAGACACACTGTACGTACATATCTTACAAATTTTAGAAAATTCATGACCGACATGGATGTTTCTAATATTGAAGAACTGAATAGTGAAAAATTCCTTGAATATGAAAAACAGCTGCAGAGCGAAAAAAAGAAAGGTCAGACTATAAATACAAAGTTTGAATCAATCAGGAGTTTTCTAAAATTTCTGTATGAGTCAAAAAAGATTTTAGCCCCGGTATGTGAAATAAAATCTTCAGGACTTAAAATGAACCTTCCGGAAATAAAAATCCGGATATATGACAGATTCTATAAAAAAGAGCTGTCAATCAAGGAAATAAAAAGAATTCTCCGGGAGATCCAGGGCGAATCAAATAAGTTTTATAGACTGAGAAATGAGATACTGATTCAACTTCTGGCCACAACTGGACTAAGAATATTTGAAGCATTACAGCTGAATATAGACGAGGTCATTTCAGGTCGATGTGAAGTTGTTGGTAAAAGAAATAAAATCCGGACAGTTTTAATACCGGCAACGGTAGTAAAAAAATGTCGGGAATTTAGAAAGTTCCGGAAGGAACTGTATCTCAGAAATGAAAAATTATTTATAGGCTCAAAGGACAGTCCGCTAAAAGAACAGGCTTGTCTGAGAGTTTTGAAAAAATATGGAAAAATAGCAAAGGTCAAAGAAAAAAAATTGTTTTTACATAACTTGCGGCACTTCTACACAATTGACTGCATAAAACAGGGAATGGATCTTAATACAATTGCTCAGAACTTAGGAATTGAAGATCTTGAAATTTTGAAGATCTATCAGTCAAGAGATTTGAAAGTGCTTCAGGAACAGAGTAACAAGAAAGGGAGAAGATTGCTTGTTTAAAGAAAAATTTATATATTGCCCTAAATGTGGAGCTAAGCTTGCACTGGAAATAGATGGAAAATATGAACGCATGGTGCATGTGAAGGGATCAAAGACTGAAGTAATGATAGGAACTCATAAAACTATTCTTATCTGTAACAGCAAAAGATCTGATGCAAAGCATAAGGAAGTATGTGGTCAAAGGGTAGAAATTGAAAACGGTAAATAGCCGTTTTTAAAAACAGGCATTAAAAAGTATATATGTATTAAATAATCAAAAATATAAAATATAAGGAGTGAGAAAAATGAAAGTAAATGTTATGAAAAAAACTGTAAAAAGAAAAATAGGATTAAAAACAAAAGAAAATATTGTAATTTCATCATTGTATGCCTGGTTAATTATTTCAGCATTAGCAATGATTTTTGCGAATGAATTTCAGGATTGTGTTAAAGTAACAATTGCAAGTTTATTATCTATAGCATGTTTAATAACAGTTTTAAAGAATCTTTTTGGGAGAATATTATGAAAAAAATACTAGATATTTTATTCAAGAAAAAGAAAAAAGGGGTTACAAAGGAAATAAGAATAATAGAAAACGGAAGAGAAAAATGGATAAGAACTGACAGGAGGTTCTAATGCAAATCAGAATAACACATTTAAATAGAAATATAACAGAGGTTTCAGCTCTTCAATATAAAATAATGAAAAATGATATTTTAATAAACGAAAAAATATATAAGAAAGAACAGCTATTAAAAGTGGAAATAAATGGAATACCTGTCTTTGAAAGAGTAATTGAGAATAATGACAGATATTCCAGAATAGAAGATTTTGAAGAATTTAAAGGAAAAACATTGCGGGAGAAATGGACAGATTACAAACAAATAAAAAGCTTCCGTTATGATTCGGCCTATGTAAATCCTTATATAATAAGTGTTTATAACAAAGAAAAAGATTTCAGCTATGAGAAATTTTTCCGGACACTGAAAGAAATGAAAAAATTTATAGATGAAAATTTATTAAAATATAGCTAGAAAAGGAGAAAAAATGACAAAGGAAGAAATGAAGGAAACTTTGAAAGAAGTACAGAAAAAAGTTCTTTTATCTTATGACGAAGAAAAAATAAAAGAATTTCTGAAAATTTTAAAAAAGCCAATTCCTGAAAATCCTGTAGTTTTTTGGATTGGAATTCACAAGTGGATATGCAATTTACCAGATTTCACAGATGAGGAAAAAAAATTTTCAAGAAGACTTTTGAAAGAATATAATTTTTCAGAAAGTATTACTGAAACAGGAAAACCATTTAATGCAAGGGATTATTTATTATAAATCAGAAAGGAAAAAGAATGGAGACAAAGCAACTGTATAAAATGTTAGGTATGGTAAAGGAATTCTATGAAGCATTTCATCAAAATCAATACATATTTAATGGAAGATATGTAAATAAAGATAGAAAAAAACTGAGAGAAAAACTATTCAATGAAGAATTAAAGGAATATTTGACAGGAGAATTTAAAGAGAACGTTTCAGAAAAAGAAAGACAAATAGAAAAGTTAGATGCAGTTTGTGATATGTATTATATAGCTCTTGGGAATGTTCTTGAGAAATCAAAAGATAGACAAGATAGTGTAAGAAATGTAAGAACAGGAAAAGAATTTCAATTAAGAATAGCAACTTATTATCAGAATCAGGCCAGGTTTAATAATGATCTTGTATTTAAAGCATTTGAAGAAGTTCATAAAAGCAATATGTCAAAATTAGGAATTGATGGGAATCCAATATATAGAGAAGATGGAAAAATAATAAAAGGACCGAATTATTTTCCTCCAAATTTAAGAAAATTTTTTAAAAGAGGTGCGTAGAATGATAAGAAAAAATTTGGATAAAAGAATTGAGAAAAAATATAATGAAATAATAAATGAAGCAAAAGGATATAAAAAAATAAAAATGATATTTGAGAAAAGTATTTACACGTCTAATAAAAATTCTTTTAAGATTTGGGAATTATTAAAAATATTAGGAAAATTAAACAAGATTAAAGAAGATAATAAAGTGGAAAATCCTTATGATTTTCCAGCTATGGGGTAATTATTATGAAAAATACTCAAAATATAATAAATGAAATTCAAAATTTAAAAGGTAAATACTGTATTTCAGCTTATTTAGAAATAAAAAAGATACTAGGACAAAAAGGAATAATAGAAAACAAATCCGAAGAACAAGAAATTCAAATAAAATTAGATAAAATAAACATATCAATCAAATATGATAAAGTTTATAGTCATAAAATACCAGTAGAAAATTATGTTACTGATGTAATTGTGAATCAAAAGGAGTAAAAATGGACAGATTGGTAAATGGATATGAAGAAAAATATAAGGATGAAATTATAGATGATATTATATCAACTCATATTGGAATAGGACTTTTTGTAAACTACTCAGAGACGAAAGTAAAATTACCTGATTTTACAGCATCTTATGTAGTATGGCAGATAACTATAAATAATGTAAAATATGAAATAAAGAGCTCATTGTTAAGTAGATTGATAGAAATAAAAATAATATTATCAAGAGGTGATGCAAATAATATAAAATTTAATGTTCCAGAAGAAATATTTGAATATGATGCTGAAATAGTTAAAAAAATGAAGAGGTATGGAAAAATATATCAGAAATTACTGGAAACAGAACAAAGGATTGAAAGTATAAATTAATAAAGGTAAATTTGCTTTTTTGAAATGTCTGAAGAGATTAGAGGAGGAATAAATGACTTGTTATGAAGTTTTAAAAATGGTATCAGAAAAGGATAAGGATTGTTTGGAGACTGTAAAAAGTGTTTTAAATGAAGCATTAAGTGAAAGTGAGTATTTTAAAGTCAAGGAAATAAAATTTTTGTCAGACAGTATAAAAATAGAATTTGAAAATGAACTTAGCTATGAAGAAAGAGATGCTGAAGATGGGAGAGTTAAGACAAGCTTTGATATTGAAAAATTAGGATTGAAAGGGAAGGAAATGGATAGAATGATTTTTGAGAGTAAATATATTATGGGTGCAATAAGCAATATAAAAAAACAGATTCTAGGACAGGTAGAAATAAAGTAAAATAAAATTTCTTAAGAAAATAGAAAAATATAAACTAATTCACAAGTAAAGTAATATCTGAAAAATAATAATAAAAATGTAGTCTATTAGAAGTATTGTTTTATATACTCTTGATAGGCTTTTTTATATACTAAATATATAGTTATATATTATATGTAATGATTTAGTTTAAAGTTTCTATTAAAAATAAGGAAAAAATATAAACAGAAAAGCTGGAAAACTAAAAAAAGAAACTCGCAATATACTCCTTTTAAAGAGTTTCAGAGAAATGGTAAAAAAGGACAAAGGAAACTCTAAAAAATGTAAACTGATATGACAAGAAAAAATTTAAAATTTATTCGTGCAATCTGCTTTAAATTCTTATTTTGAAACTAATTTTCTAGAATTTGATTTGAAGTAGATTGAGATGTGTAGTCGAAAATAATAAAAATGACTCCGAGAATGTAAACGAGTTTATAAACTTTGAAATAGAAACTCCGAGATTCTAGTTTATATGAAAATGGCCGTTTTTTCTAATTTTTAGCCCCTTGTAAGTCAATAAAATCAATACTTTCAGAGTTTTAATTAACTACATTTTACCGTAAATACTGACTTTGAGCCTTGTGTCCGAGATAAATTTTAAAATTGAACATTATATAATTATTTTGTTTATTTTTTTAACAAAAACTATTGATTTTTTTGAAAAAATGAGGTATATTATCAATATAAAATATTCAAAAATAAACATAAAATTTTAAAGTTTAAAAAATAAAAGGAGTAAAAAATGAATGACATAATAATAAAAGATTTTCATAATAACAGAACTGATTTAATTGAATATGAAAAAAAGAATTACTACATTGAAAATGATATAAAATATCTTAAAATACAGGAATATATGGAACTTGAAAAAAATATTAAAAATGACTTTCATAAATTACTGATCCGATTTCTCTTCGAAACAGCGGCTAGAATCAGCGAAGCTTTAGAATGCGATATAAAGGATATAGACTTTAAATACGGTAAAGTAAAGTTGATAAATTCTAAACAAAGAAAAGAGGCAAAAAGGGAATGTATTATATCAACAGAGCTAATGAATATGATATTAATGCACATAGGAAAATATAAACTGGAAAAAAAGGACAAGCTATTTACAAGAATAACTGCATCTGGAAAAAAAGTATACAAAAGAATAGGTGCATTTACAATGATAAAAAAATATGGTAGCGATATACTAGGATATGATTGGGTTAGTCCTCATACTTTTAGACATACTAGGGCTATACATTTACTTAGTGAAAGTGTTGATGTAATTAAGGTTCAGAAGTTTTTAGCACATAAAAGTGTTATTAATACACTTGTCTATCTTCAATATGTGAACAGGGATATTGAGAAAAGTGTTATACAAGCAAATGCAAGCATAGGGATATATTAGAGTTGAAAAATCTTTGATTTATGATATAATTTAATCATAGAGACCAAGAGTCCTTTGAGTTATTTTAAATAGCTCAGAGGGCTTATTTTTTTATAATAAAGGTGGTGAAAAAATGCAAGCATGGAAACTGGCAAAATTAAAACAATACTATCAGACTCAGCTATATGAAGCTGGGGGTGATGACAAAAAAATAAATAAAAGACAAATAGCAAAGTTATACGGAATATCTGCTCAAAATTTAAATAACTATATTAATAGGAAGAACTGGAATGATTTATCTGAATTTGTATATGTTCCATTAGATTTGAAACCTGGAATAAAAAAGAATGAGCCTTTAAACGGGAGCAGGTCAAAGCTTACAGGAGAAATGCTGGAACAGCTCTTTGAGTACGCAAGAAGAACAAATGAGGACGGGAAACCTACTTATACAAATCAGGAAATAGCAGAAAAACTAGGAATATCTGTTTCCACATTTTATAAATACTATCAAGAGAATATCCATTTCTATAAAGCACTCAGATCTGCAAGAAGATTAGGACAGGTAGAAGAGGCGATGTTTAAGACTGCGACAGGATATAAATACGTAGAATCTAAAACAGAAGATATAGTTATTGGAAATATTGGGAAAAAAACAGGAGAGATAAAAAATACAAAAATAATAAAAGAAATGATTCCTGATGTCCGTGCACAGAAATACTTAATGTCTAATATAGCTCCTGAAGAATATACAGAGAATAAGAAAGTAGAACAAAAGATAACTGTATCTGAAGACATTAATCTTTCGCAATTATCTGATGAACAGCTTGAAAAAATGATGAAGGATCTGGAAGATGGAAATAAAGAATAAGCTTCAGAATGAGATATTAAAAAGAAAAATACAAAAAGAGAAAGCAAAAAGAAATTTACTTGATTTTCTTATTTATGATGGCGAAGGTAGATACAAAAAGGCTAAACATATAGAATTTCTTACAAGCAAAGTTCAGGAGTTTGTCAATAAAGTGGAAGCTGGACAGTCTCCGAGAATGTTTATATGCATGCCTCCCCGTCATTCTAAATCTGAAACAACAACAAAGAAAATGCCAGCATGGGTAGTTGGAAATAATCCGGACTGGGAAATAATTATAGCTGCTTATAATGCAGACCTTGCAAGTGATTTTGGAAAAATAGCAAGAGATACATATAAGAAGCATAATAGAAATGGAAGTAAAGTATTTGACAATGAACTTGATAGAGATAAATCAGCAGGATCTAACTGGGGAATAAATATGCACAGGGGCTCAGTTGTTAGTACAGGAGTTGGAGGAAGTGCAACGGGAAAAGGAGCACATATTGCAATAATAGATGATCCTTTTAAAAATAGAGAAGATGCTAATTCTAAAATACAAAGGGATAAAGTTTGGAGCTGGTATCAATCTACAATCCGTACAAGGTTAGCCCCTGGTGGTGGGATTATTATAATTCAGACAAGATGGCATGATGATGACCTAGTAGGTAGGATTATTAAGGAGATGCAAGCAGGAACAGGAGAATTATTTGAAGCTATTGTTTTGCCTGCCATATCTGAAGAGAATGATATTCTTGGAAGAGAACCAGGAGAAGCATTATGGCCAGAGCGATATTCACTGAAAGAATTGGAATCAATCAAGAAAGCTATAGGAGAGCGAGAGTTTATTTCTCTTTATCAGCAACGGCCACAGGCAGAAGATGGTGGTCTTTTTAAAAGACAGTATTTCAAGTACTTTAAAGTAATAGAAAATAGATATATTGAAATAGCCACAGAAACAGGAACAAAAAGAATAGATACAAGAGAATGTTTTGCTTTTCAGACAATAGACACGGCTCTGACAGTAAAGAAGAGCAGTGATTCGACTGCAATAGCAACATGGATCTGTGACAGAGAATACAATTTGTACTTAATTGATTTATTTTTAGATAAGATAGAAGTCCCGGATCAATGGACAACAATAAAACAGTACAGACTAAAATATGATGGATTTTTAAAATTTCAGGCTATAGAGACTAAACAGTCCGGAATAGGGATAATACAACAGGCAGAAAGAGAAGGAATAGCATTAAAGGAATTAATAGCTGATGTAGATAAGACAACGAGAGCATTGGCTATTTCAGTAATGTTTGAAGCAGGGAAAGTATATTTTTATCAGAATTTACCTAAATTATTAGATTTAGAAGAACAGCTGATAAAATTCCCAAATGCTGCACATGATGATGCAGTTGATGTGTGCAGTTATGCTGGGATTGTTGTAAATGAACTAAATAAAATGTTTATTAGCTATGAGAAAAAATTTATAGGAGTATAAAATGGATTTTATGAAAGCGGCAGCAAGTAAGCTGGTAAAAGAAATAATAAGTTTAGGAAGTTCTTCCGTTTCAGGAGAACTGACAGACGATTTAGTAAAGCGGATGTTAAAAGACATGGATATTAAATCAGCGATAGAATTAATGAATGAATCTGTTATTTCCCGTGAATGGATGATTGAAACTGATGAACTGGAACATAAAGAACAGGCACTGGAAATACAGAAAAGATTTAATAACATGAATATGTCTAGAATTTTAAAGGATATGTTGAAAGCAGAGGTTAAGAAAAAAAGTATTTTTGAAATATCTTTTGATAATATGGCCATAAATGATTTGGTGCTTTTACCTAACAAATATATCAGTTATGACAAGGAAGCAGGATGGAAAATAAAAACAAGAGATACTGAAATTATTATTGAAAATGAAAATAATAAGTTTTTAATATGCATAAATAATGGCTCTCTTGAAAATGTTCAGGGAGAAAGTGAACTGGAGCCTCTTGTTAAACCATTTCTGGCCAAAGAAAATTTAGAAAATAAATTAAATGCAATTATAGAAAAATACGGCGATATTATTACTGTTTTTGCTTATGAGCCACCGTTAGAAACAGCATCTAAAGAAGAAAAAGATAAAAGATACAGCAGTGTAGAAGAACAGGCAAAACAACTGAAAGAGGCAAAAGGAAAAGATGTTCTTGCAGTTCCTGCTTCTGGCGAAAAACCGCTTAGTAATTTTGTTGAGTTTATTAAATTAGACGATTTGAAACCAGAAATTTATTTGCAATTGCAGGAAGCAAAAGAAAAAGCTATACAGAAATACATAATAGGATCTACTCTCGTTACAGGAGTAGACGGAAACAGTGGAAATAGAGCACTCGGAGAGGTGCATAATGAACAGAAAGAACTGAAAATAAATGCTAAAATAAAAAAAATCAGAGACTGGTTTCAAAAGTTAATAGAAATAGATGCTGAACTTTATGGCTATGACTCAAGAAATTTTTATTTTAAATTTGTAAAAGAATTGGACGAAAAAGAAACTCTTGAACTGGAAGAAAAAAAAGCAGAAGTACTTTCTAAAAAGATGGATGCTATTTCAAAATTATATGCTGCAGGATATACTCTTACTGATAATAAGCTGGCAGAAATTCTAGGAATGGAAACTACAGATTTAATGAGAGTAGAAAATACTGTAAATAATAGCACGGATGGGATTGCAAAAATTAAAAACAGCGAATTCGCAAAGGAAGATAAATTTTTTAAAAAAAGAGAGAAAATAGAAAAAAATATGCAGGAATTTGAAAAATTTATAAATAAGACTTTTGATAAATGGCAGAAAAAAGTATTAGATGCTGTCAAAGTAGCACTTGAAAAAGTTACTACAATAGATGATCTATGTAATATGGAATATAATTATGATAACTATTTAGAGGATATGATAGTAAAATCAGAATTGATAGCATACGATAATGAATTTATTCTTGATACTATAGAATTTTCAAATCCAAATAATTTTAATACAAGGAATTTAAACGGAGCATTAGATTATTTTTTAAAAAAATATCCTGCGATGTACGATGATATTGAAAATACAATAGAATATTCAAGACATAAATATTTCTATATGAAAAAAGTAACTGACATAAATATGACAGAAAGATTTATGAAATCTCTTGCACGTAACATAGAAAAAGGAGAAACATTTGAAGATTGGATAAAAGACAGAGGAAAGCTTATTGAGGAAGCTGGACTAAAAAATAAGGAAGGATATCTAAAAACTGTATATAGAACTAACTTAAGTCAGGCATATAATGCGGCCATTTATAAGAAACAGCTTAAATATAAGGACAGATATCCATACATAAAATATTGTGGAACAATAGACGGGAGGGAGCAGGAACATACTCGTCAACTGGACGGAAAAATTTTCAAGGTAGGTAGTGCTGAAGCAGATGCTTATTATCCGCCTAACGGCTATAATTGCCGTTGTTATACGGTTTCTTTAACTGCTGAAGAAGTAGAAGGAAAGCTTGATAATGATGTAGTTGATGGAGAAATAAAAGGGCTAGATTTGAAAGATTTTGAAGGTAATGTAGGAAATGAAGAATATGTACAGCAGTTAGAAGAAAAATATGAAATAAAATCAAAAGATTTTAATAAGGCTAAAAAAAGAAGACAACTGATAGAAAATAATCATTTTGACAGAAAAGGAAAATATAAAAATGCAGTTGACATTGAAAATCTTTATAGTATAATAGATATGAAAGATTTAACTTATCAAGAACATGGAGCCATGGAAACTTATTCCGGGAAAACGTATCAGGAAATAAATGAAGCTCTGAGAACTGGAAAAATTGACAAGAAAACTGAAAAGCTAGTGAATCTAATAGATTCAGGAATAGCAAAAGGTAAACTGAAGGAAGATATACAAGTATTTAGAGGAATAGGTAACTCAAAATATGCTGATTTTTTAATTAATAAAGGTGAAAAATTAATAGGTGAAGATTTAAAGGATAATGCTTTTTATTCTACAAGTCTATCTTTCAGTATTGCAAAAAAATCTTTTACTAAAAATTTAGAAAAATCAGTTATATTTAATATTAAAGTTCCTAAGGGGAAAAAAGCATTCTTTATGAGTGAGCAGGATTCTATTTTTCCTGAACAGTTAGAATTACTATTTGAAAGAAATACAAAAATAAAAGTAACAAAAGTATATAAAATAAATAAATTAACAATAATAGAAGGAGAGATGAAGTAAAATGGGAGCAGTTTGTGAAGTAATAGACACTCCTCCGATAGTTGTTTTTCCATTTGGTACATCAAAAGAAAAAATAGACGAATGGGAAAAGGATGGATTTATAGTAGAAATATTATCTGAGGAAGAAACAAAAAGAGAAAAAGAATTGGAAGAAAAGAGGAACAAAGAAAAATAATGTTTGAAATAAAAACAAATGTAGATGAATTTTCACTGAATTTTGCTAATAAAATAGAAGAAATTCAGCAGGAAGAGTTATTAGAAGAAATAGGCTTCTATATGGAAAATGAAATGAGAAAAAGATTTGATACCGGTACTGATATGAATGGCAACGCCTGGGAAAAATTAAAGTATCGCCAAGGGAAACCACTACGAGATACGGGAGCATTAATGGGGTCGCTAGGTACTGCAGAAATAAGTGGCAATAAAATTTCTGTTTTTTCAAATTTAAAATATGCAAGACTACATGATCAAGGTGGGATAATAGAACCAAAGGAAAAGAGTATTCTACATTTTAAAATTGATGGAGTGGATTACTTTTCTAAAAAAATAACAGTTCCTGCCCGAAAATTCTCTGGAATTTCTGACAAAAATAAGAAAGAAATTCAGAAGATTGTAAGTGAATATTTTGAAAAAAAATTAAAATAGTTTGCTAAAAATTAAAAAATAATATATAATATTCATATGTGAAGAGACCAAGAGTCCAGTTTCGTGAAAACGAACTGGACTTTTTTTATTGTCAGTCATGACTGACAGTAAAATGAAAGGAAATAAAATGAGCTACTTATTATTTACAGCTGGAGATTATGGTAAAAAAGGTAAATGGACAGGAGATAAGTTTAGAAAATTAATAGAAGATAGAAAAGAACTTGATATTATACCTTTTCACACATCAGAATTTACTAATAAGGGAATACTAAAACATGAAATACCAGTAATTGGAAAATTTAAGGACATAAAAATAGAAAACGATTCCATAATTGCGGAAAATGTTGAAATTTTTAATAAAGAACATTTTAAAAATAGGAAAGTCGACAGACTTTCTGTAGAAATAGAAAACGAGAAAATAATTCGTGTAGGTGCATTACCGGAAGGGGTTGCTCCTGCAGTTGAAAATTCTGGTTCATTAAAAAATTTAGAGTTTTCAGCTGAAGGAATTGAAATGGAATGGATAAAACAGAACAAAATAATAAATTTTAATATTGATAGAGGTGAAAAAATGAATTTAGATGAGATTTTGGCAAAACTGGGAGAAATATCTTTAGAAGATAAGATTAAAATCATAAATGCAGCTTTAAAATCACTGAAAGAACATGAAATACAAGTTGCAAAAAAGGATATAAATCTTGATATATTGAAAGATAAAGAACCTGAAAAATCAGAAGAGGAAATAAGAAATGAAGCAAAGAAGGAATTTCAAAAGGAACAGGAAATAAAAGAATTTATGGAGAAAAATAAAAATAAAATTACTCCTGCATTGAAGAGCCTAGGAATAGAATCTCTTATTACTAAAGTAATGAAAGATAATGACGGTGTTATAGAATTTTCTGAAAATAATCAAACAAAGCAATCTAATTCTAAAGAAATCTTAGAAAAGCTATTTGAAAATATGAAATCATATGGAAAAAGTTCGATTGAATTTGGAAATGATGGTTCAGAAAATAAAAGCTATGCTGAAGAACAGATAAGAAAATATAAAGAAAGAAATGGAGTGAAGTAGAATGGCAGAAAAAAATAGAGTAAATGAAACAAAAGGGGAAAATAAGGATTTAGTTTTAAATCAATTTCTCTCTCATTATAATGTAACATTGAAGGGCGGAGAAACAATAGAATATGGCCAAGCACTTTCATTAGATAAAACTACAGGGAAATATGTGAAATATGCCGGATCAGGAACTCTTCCAAAAACAATTTATTGTGGAATTGACGAAAATATAACAACATCAAGTGATACAGTCATTCAAGTAATTAGAAGTGCAGATGTTGACGGAAATTATGTAAAAGGTATTTCGAAAACAAGCTATGAAGCTATAGACAATTTAGAAAAATACGGAATATATATAAAATTTTAAGGAAAGGAATTGATGTATAAATGTCACTAACTCAAACACAAGTAAAATTAACAGCTTTATTTGCTGTTGTGGAGCAAAAAGTACAAACTCACTATTTAGATAGATTTACGAATTCAAATCCTGAATTTTTGAGTGAAAATGAAACAATAAATGTTAAAGATTTAAATGATTTTTTAGTAGAAGCAGGAATAATAGAACGTGGGAGTGAAATTCCTTATATAAAGGTAAATGGAATTGATACAACATCAATAACTCCTGACATTATTGCAGCTTCTTATCCTTTAAAACCTGTAATGCCTACTTCTACTGTGACAATGATTAACGGTAAAGAAGTTTCAGCACAGGATTTTGAAGAGGATAGAATGCTTGCTAAATTAAAAAATGCAATTTTAAAAACTAAAGAAAAAACTGCTGCAAATATATTTTTGTTAGGTAAATATACACAAAAAGAGTCAGGAACTGTAATAGATTTTAAATACGATGCAGCAGAAGAAATTGATGCAAAAACAGTAGAAAACTGGGTAATGTTTTTCTTTAAATTAATAGATGATTATGAAGAAAAAAATGGAATCTATCCTGACAGAATTGAACTTGGAAGAAAATTATTCGAAAAGATAATAAAAAATAATGAATTTCTTGAAATAGCAAAAGCATACTCAAATAGTATAGGACTAAGTTCTGATAAACAACAAGTTTATCTGGATCTGTTAGGACAAAGAATATCTAAGCTTAAAAACGCAAAAACATTTGATGATAAAGATATAAATGTGGATGACTATATTTATTTATCTTCAGACTCTGCTCTAGTTTCAGGGTATGCAGCACTTGAAGCAGTGGATGACTCAGGAAATCCTTTTGTTGCAAGAACAACAGAAATACTGGATAAAACTCCTGCAAATAAGGAAACGGCTAGAGGAAAAATGTTTGCAAAAACAGGATTTGTTCCGATTTTAGCTATAAAAGAATTTATTGTAAGATATAAAATTAAAAACATAGACAGTATAACTATGTCTAAGGCAACAGCTACATTAGATGCAGTAGCAGATTACTATTTAACTATGGATGTAGCAGCAATGACTTCGGCTATCAGTACTCTTACAGATAAAACATTACTGAATTACATGTTAGTAAAAGAAACTAGAACAAGCGGAAAATCTGCAATAAATACTAGATTAGGACAACTATAATAGAGGTAATCTATGTTAGAAAAAATATCGGCGACTTCTCAGGAAGTCGCTTTAAATGAAGAAAAGCTTGAAGAAATAAAGTATATTCCAAAAACTATATTGATAGAAATATGCAGAATATCTAAAAAAACATCTGAAGAACTAATAGAAGATATAAGAAAAAGACTTGAGCCAGATGCAATGATTTTCGTTAAAATTTTTCTTGGTCAGGAAAAAATGGAAACATTATCTGAAGATAATAAAAGAATTTTAACAGAATTATATGTTGCCTGGAAACTGTATGAAGCAATGGAAAATGAAAAAATATCAGAAGATAAAAAAGAAACATTGTATAAATTACTAGAAAATTTAAAAGGTATTTCAAATTCTTCTGGAAACAGTCAAAATTTAGAAAATGATAATAAATACGGCGAAATAAGAGTTTACTAGGAGTAGAAATGATAGAACTGTTATTAAAAAAATTTGAAAAAAGTCTCGCAAAAGATTATCCTGATTACACTTTTTTTATAACAGAAGAGATGCAAGAAGAAGATTTTATAAGAAATTCTGTTATATGTGAAATATCCGGGATAACTGTATTAAACAGCAAAAATTATACTATAAATTTGAATTTTTATATTACAAAACCAAAAATTCAGGACGATTTAGGGCAATTTATAGTACAAACACTGGATATTCAAAAAAAGATACAGGAATTAGATATTAACAAGACATTTTATTCAGATAAGCTGGCAATTGAATTTGGAGAGTTAAAAGCAAAGGAAGTAAAAGATACTTTCAGAGTTTCACGAATTTCTGGCCAGTTTAACGTAACAAGACCAGTTGAAAACATATTGGAGCAAAAAGAAATCTATATGAAAAAACTTTTTGTAGATAAAAAAGAGGTGATAGATTAATGAATGACAGTCCAAAATTTGTTCTTGAAATAGAAGAAAGAGCGGCAACTGCTGTACAGAGAAGTCAGCAAGGAGTATTAGGAGTTATTTTATTTGATTCAACAAAGGAACAGGAAATATATAAATTTGCAAACTCTCTTGAAGTATTGCAAGCGGATTGGAATGATAAAAATTTTAAATATTTAAAAGATCTAGCATTTGTCGGATCTCCGTACAAAGTTGTAGTAAAAAGAATTAAGACAGAAGAAAGAACGAGTGTAAATTTATCTAAAATTTTACATGAAATGGAAAATGAAGTAGATTCTTTTGTCATTCCAGAAGCAACAGAAACTGAAACAGATGGATTAATATCATATGCAAAGCAAAGACATGATGTAGAAAGAGGAAAAGTTGGGGTAGATTTTGACCAGGCATCATTTTTTATATTTGTTGCTTCAGATAAAAATCCTGATCATCATGCTATTATTGTAAATGATATAGATGAAGTAACAGTAAATGGTAAAAAATATACAAAATCTGAATTTGCATTGGCAATAGCATCACTTGAAGCAGGATGTCCAATAAGTAGAAGCTTGACAAATATGAAAATGGGCTTTATTGAAAGCTGTAAATTGCCTGAAAGTCCAGGAACAATAACTAAAGCAGGAAAAATAACAGTAACATCATTAAAAGATGACACTGGATTAAGTTATTATGTAATAAATAGAGGTGTCACTTCTTTTATCAGTCCAACAACAACTAAGCAGAGAAGATTCAGCAAAATTAAAGTCGTTAGAACTTTATTTATGGCAACGGAAGATCTAAAAAAAACTTGGGATATTTATAAAGGAGCAAACAATAATACTTATCATAGAAAAATGGCTCTAATTAATGCAATAAATGCTTATACAGATTCACTTATGGAGCAAGGTGTCCTTGATTCGAATTACTCAAATACTTTTGATATAGATATTTCTGAACATAAAAGAATTCTAATGGTGGAAAGAAATATGACAAGAGAAGAAGTGGACAAGATAAGTATTTCTGAGATAAGAAGAATAAATACAATTGACAGGGTTTATGTAAAATGTGAAGAACTTATGCCTGTAGATGCAATGGAAGACTTCTATGGGAAAGCTATAATGAGAAGTTAGGAGGTATGACAAATGGCAGATATAGATTTATTTAAAGCTCATGAAGTCATGTCAGGATCTTATGGAACTTGCATGATGAATGGAAAAGTAGTAGCTGAAGTGTTTGAATGGAAAGCAGAAATAAAAATTGACAGAAAAGATATCGATCTTCCTGGTGGACAAAAAGGGAAGAAGATAGTAGGAGCTTCAGGAGAAGGGACTTTAAAAAGATATAAGCTAAATTCGAACTGGACAAAAGATTTTATGAAAATAGCTAAAGGACAGGAAGTATATTTTGAACTTTATTTAGAAGTAAATGATCCTGATGCAGCAGGGGCTGAAGCAATTAGAATTACTCAATGCTGGAATAGCGATGGATTTGAGTTTTCAGCAAAATCTGGGGAAGAAATCACTGAGGAAATGAAATTTGGATTTATAGCCAAAAACTTACAACTGGTAGAAAGGGTTTAATCTATGGATTTAAAGAAATTATTGGCTGAAAGGGAAGCTGTATTAAAGGAAAAAGAAACTGAACAGCTAATTGAAGTAAAAATAGAAGGCTATTCGGAAAATTTCAAATTAAAAGTTCCGGAAAGAGAGGCTTTAATTGAACTTTTTAAAGCTCTCGGAATTAAAAAATTTGAAAAAGAAATAATAGACAAAGTTTTTGCTGAAAATATGGAAAAAGCATTAATTATAATTGGAAATTTTGTTTTTGATTTATTTATTGAACCAAATTTTTCTGAAGAATCAACAGAACTCATGGCTCAATTTGAAGTTCAGAGCAGAAATGAAATTTTAAACAAATTCTTCCAACCAAAAGAAATACTTGAAATTTTTGCAATAACTGTGAAAAGATTACATAAATTATATGAAATGTCAGAAAATACAGCAGTTACAGAAATAAAAAAAAAGTCAAAGAAAATAAAGACAAAAAGCTAAGTGCAATAATTCATTATATTCAAAAAGGATGGACTCCAGAAGATTTTGAATATCTGAAAGAGGAACTTTGGGATTATTACATAGCAGCAATGGAATTAGAAAAAGAAGAAAAATCTGAAAATAAAGCTCTTAGAGAAATCTTGAGTTTATAAAAGGTTCAAACATGGAGTTTGAGCCTTTATTTTTTCAGGGAAAGGAAAAAAATGGCCAGTGATAGCTATATGGCAATGGAAGTTCAGGTTGACTTGAAAGATGCAATTTCAAAATTAAGCTCCCTGGCTGATAAAATAAAAGATTTAAGTGAAACTACAGAAAAATCTGGAGAAAAAAATGAAAAATTCAAGGAAAGTTTTAATCAGGCAGCGAAAGTATTATCAGAAACTGGACAGAAATTAGAAAAAACAAAAAATAAAATGAAAGGAATAGAAAAAGAAACTGAAAAATCCGGGAAAAGTGCAGATAAAACTGGTAAAGAATTTGATGACATGGGAAATTCAGCTGAGAATGCTGGAGAAAAAGGAAAAAAAGGATTGAAAAAGCTTTCTGATGAAGCAGATAATGCTAAGAAAAAAACATCCATGTTCGGTGATTTTTTTAAGGCTGATCTTGCTGTAACTGCTGTAAAAAAAGTAGGTAAAGCTGTATTTGATTTTGGGAAAGATGCAATCATAACAACTGTTGGTTTTCAAAAAAATATGAATGAAGTATTTACAATGCTCCCAAACATTACTCAGCCAGAAATGGCCAAACTTAAAAATGATATTTTAGACCTATCGGACAAATTCGGAGTATTACCTGAAAAAACAGTTCCAGCACTATATCAGGCATTATCTGCAGGAGTATCTCAAGATAATGTTATGACTTTTTTGGAAACCGCTCAAAAAGGTGCTGTAGCTGGGGTTTCTGATGTATCTACAGCTGTTGATGGACTATCTTCTGTTGTGAATGCCTGGGGAGAAAAAAACATCACTGCCGCACAGGCCAGTGATTTGATGTTTACTGCCGTCAAGGAGGGAAAAACTACATTCGGTGAAATAGCTGGAAGTATTTCAAAAGTTGGTCCTCTGGCTGCCAGTTTAGGAGTACAGTTTAGTGATGTTACTGCTGCATTGGCAAGTATGACTGCAAAAGGAACTCCTACAGAAGTTGCAATGACACAGTTAAAGGCAGCTTTTTCAGAATTATCTCAAGGAAGTTCTAAAGTTTCAAAGGAGTTTCAGAAAGCTACTGGAGGATCTTTTAAGGACTTTATTGCAAAAGGTGGAGATCTTCAAGGGGCTTTAAAAATTTTAGATGAAAGAGCAAGAAAATCTGGGAAAGGAATAAATGAACTGTTTGGGAGTGTCGATGCAGCACAAGTTGCTCTATCACTTACAGGAGAAGGAGCTAAAGGTTTTGCCGAAGATCTTGAAGCAATGAGAAATTCAGCTGGAGCAACTGATAATGCTTTTAATACAATGAATCAGGGAATCGGCCCGACATGGGATAAGCTGACAACAAGAATGACAACGAGGATGATAAGACTTGGCGACTCAATGGCTCCTACTATTGAAAAAATTGGTAATGCTGTTCTTGGAATCTTTCCATATTTAGACCAGATGGGAGCTGCTTTTCAAAGTCCAATGTTTTTGGAATTTGTGAGACTACTATCTGAAATTGGAGCGACTGTAGGCTCTATACTAATACCTGCATTAATGCAATTAGGTGGTATTATTGGTGGAGCATTAATGAGTGTATTTCAGAATTTCATGGCAAATGGAGAACAGTTTAAAACAATATTTGAAGGTATATCTAACATTTTAGTAATATTAGGAGGAGCTATTGTAGAAGTTTTTCTTGAAATTACTGGTATATTTAATATAGTAGTCAGTGCAGTTGCAGGATTTGCCTCGGCATTCTTGCAATATAGCGGGTTAGCAGGAGGACATAGTAAGCAATTAGCAAGTAATATTTCACAGGCATTTACAACAATAGGACAGATTATTTCTAGTGTATATAACTTTATAGCTCCTATCATTAATTTTTTAGCACAACTATTAGGAGCAGTACTAGGATGGGCAGTAAGAGGATTAGTGGAACTCTTTGGACTTTTAGGGCAAGCGATTAATTCTGTGGGTGGATTTTTTAAAAAGTTATTTAATAAAAAGGATGCTGAAGAAAGCAAGAATGCCATAAAAGATGTCAACAAAGAACTACAGGATTTAGGGAAATCAGCTGAAAAAGGAGCAACTGCAAATATTGAAGTAAATAAAAAAGAAACTATTGATACAACAGTCAATTTTAAACCAGGAGATATGCCTCCTATTACAACAGCTCAACCTCAGAATTTACCACCTCAAAAAGTTGAATTTGACACTAAAAATTTATCAGCAGACATACAGGGGATAGGTAATTCGATTCAGAACAATCCTGCAGATCAGACAAGGAATAATAAATTGTCTGAAATAAAATCTGAATTCCCTGCTTTAAAAGCTGAAATAACTGCAATGAAAAATATTATCAGTCAAAAACTGGATGCTGTTGCAAATGCTATAAAAAATAAAAATTTAGTGCTTAATGTACATGGTCTGACTCCTGATGAAGTTATAGCAAGAATAAAGGCCGCAATAGAGAAAGGATAAAAATGTTTAACTTAGATATAAAGATATTCATAAAATTTGAAGAATCTATAGACTACAAAAATCTAAAATTTTTAGGAAGCAACAGTTTTAATACTCTTGATTTTCTTCAAAAAAAAATGAATGATACAAAATTTTTAGGAAAAGCACAGGATATGCTTAATAATGCAACAGCTAAAGCAAACAGTAGTCTTGAATTACTAAAATCATCTAATTTATATGCATATGCTGACAAGTATTTGACTACTTTAAAGGAATACTATTTATTTCCTGTTTCTCCTGCAGAAATTAAATTTAAAAGCGTGGGATCATGGGAAAAAATAGAAACTGTATCTGGAATATTGAAACTGAAAAATAAAAATACTTTACAGGCGTTATCTTTCAGTTCATTTATCCCTGAACAAAAATATAATTTCGCTTCACATCATCTGCTAGATCCTTTTACAACATTTTTATTGTTTAAAAGTCTAGAAATGAGTGACAAACCTATCAGATTTATTTTGACTGGAAAATTTGGAAAAAGTTCCATATCTTCGCTTATAAATCCCGTAGATTTAAATTTTTTAGCTACTGTTAACAGATTTGATGCAGAATTTGACAATATGGGAGCTTTAAATTTTGATATAGAGTTTGAAGAATTCCATGAGTTTGAAGAAATCAAAGAAGCAGATGCTTTAGAAGAAAAACTATATTATAAGGTGGAATAAATGAAAGTGATAATAACAACTCCAGAACAGAAAAGATATGATATTTCAAGTTTAGTCAAAGATAACATACAATTGAGCAGTAATATAGATAATATAACAGCTCAAATGGATTTTGAACTTGCTTATAATTACAGGGAAGAGCTTCCATTTTCTCCAATAGATTTGGAAGCAGGAGCATGTTTTATCGAACTGTATGATAACCAAGACACATTAATATTTCAGGGAATTATACCAAAAGTTCAGATAAATAAAAATTCTCCGAAATTCAATGCCCTTGATCCAGGATTTTATATTTCAAGAATAGCCGACATATTTCAGTTTAACAATATTCCTGCAGAAGAATGTATCAGAAACATGTTAACAGAATTTAAAATGCCTATTGGCACTTTAGAAGCTACTGGAATTAAAATAGATGAATATTATTATAAGGAAACTATAGCTGAAGTTATAAAGAAAATAATAGAAATAATAAAAGAAGAATCCGGGAAAAACTATTATTTTTATTTTAAAGATAATGCTTTCCATTTCTGTGAAAGAAATAAGGATAAGTATCTGAATGGCTCTATACAGCCTAAAAAGTATAGTATTTTGATAAATAATAAATATGTTGATATCTTCAAATTCATAAAAGATGCATCTTATTCCTTATCGTTTGAAAATATGAGAAACAGCATTATTGTTGTTGACGGAGATGAAGAAAAAATGAATAAAACTGATATGGCTAAGGATGATGAAAATATAAGAAAATATGGATTGCTACAGTATGTAGTAAAGCAGGAAAAAAATGATCAGAAATCATCTTCAAAAGAAAAGAAATCTTCCAAAAAAACTGATAAAAAAGGAAAAAAGGAAGGAGATGATAAAAATAAAGGCAAAAAAGGAAGAACAAAAAAAAGAAAATAAAAA